GTCAGAGCTATGCCTGATGAATATAAACTTGATACAAGCATTGATACATTTACTGCATACAAAATGTATATTGCTTCTAAACCTTGGGTATGCGATAATTATCTTCGTATGCCTGAGCGTAAACCTTCTTGGATAAATTAAATTATGGAACTAACTGAAAATAAACCTTTCTTGTGGGTGGAACAATGGGCACCAGAATCTGTAGAAGAATTAATTTTAACTAAAAGTGTTAAAGAATTTTTCTTAAATGTTGCAAAGGAAGGTCAATTAAATCAAAATCTAATTCTTCAAGGGTCTCAAGGTTGTGGTAAAACACAAACAATCAAAACTCTCTGTAAAATTACAAAACAGGATGTTTTATTTTTAAATGGATCTTCTGAAGGGAGGTATTTGGATACTATTCGTAATCAAGTCATTAATTTTGGAACTACCGTTTCAATGTTTAATGATAAAAAGAAGGTGGTGTTTTTTGATGAGTTTGATGGGACTACTAATGATGTAATGCTGTGTCTTCGTGGAGTAATTGAGCAACTTCATAATAATGTATGTTTTATTTTTACTTGTAATAATTTAAATAAAATTATTGAACCTATTCAATCTAGATGTGTTGTTCTAAAATATACTCCAATTTCTAAAGAAGAAAAACCTCAAATGATGTCTGATACTTTTAAGAGAGTATCTTATATTTTAGACAAAGAAAATATTGAATATGATACTAAAGTCATATTGGAAATGGTTAAAAATTATTTTCCCGATACCAGGAGACTTCTAAACGCTCTTCAGAGTTATTCTGTAACTGGAAAAATTGATTCTGGAATTCTTGCAAGTTTTTCTGATGTAAAAATTGATAATCTTATAGAATTTATTAGAGATAAAAATTTCCCAGAAGTGAGGAAGTGGGTTGTTAATAATGTTGATAATGATACAAATATTATTATGCGTAAAATTTATGATGCCCTTTACAATGTATTAGATGGTCCAAGTATTGCATCTTCGGTTTTGATTATTGCAAAGTATCAATATCAATCTGCTTTTGTTACTGATTATGAGATTAACTTGCTTGCTTGTATAACTGAAATAATGTGTGAATGTAAATTTAAGTGAATATTATGGAATTAAAAGATTGGTTAAATTCAATTAATGATACAAAGAAAAATTTAATTGACGAAAATAATTCTGTTGAGAGAGAATATCCTCCATATATTATTAATAAATGTCTTTCTGGTCATATTGATTGTTTATTGTATTCAAATGAAATGAATATGAATAGGCATTTGAGTAAAAAAATGCAATATGATTTTTATATAAATAGTATTCGTAAAAGGAGAAGATTTGCTCCTTGGATCAATAAAGAGGAACTCAAAGATCTTGAATATATTAAAAAATATTATGGATATAATAATGAAAAAGCAAGACAATCTTTGAAAATACTAACAAAACGGCAAATTAAATTTATTAAAGATTCTTTTGATACAGGTGGAAAAAAATGAGCAACATTACCGAATTAAAGGTTGATTGGACTTCAGATATGATGATTGAAGTTTCTTTGAATGAACCTGACGATTTTTTAAAAGTTCGTGAGACTTTAACTCGCATTGGAGTAGCTTCAAGAAAAGAAAAAAAATTATATCAGTCTTGTCACATTCTTCATAAACAAGGTAGATATTATATTGTTCACTTTAAAGAACTTTTTGCATTAGATGGAAAATATGCAAACCTTACAGTGAATGATATTCAAAGAAGAAATAGAATTATTAAATTAATTTCTGATTGGGGTTTAGTTAATGTAATTAATCCTGATTTGGTTAATGATATTGCACCATTGAATCAAATTAAAGTTTTATCCTATAAAGAAAAAGGAGATTGGATTTTAGAACAAAAATATTCTATAGGAAAGAAAAAAGTAGTAGAATCCGAATAATAATCTTGAATAAATAGTTCAACCTATTGAGACTGCAATTTCATAGGTAAGAATGGGTGCTCTTTAGGGCACCTTTTCTATTATAAATACTTATGCAAAACTTATTAGAAAAGAAACTTGGAAATATATTGAAGATATTTTGCTTATTAAAATGGAGTGTGGAAAATACTACCTAGAAAAATGGTAAAAATAAAAAAATATGCTACTATATACTATGGATGCCGAAAGGGTCCATATAATTAAACCTCGCTTAAAAAGGAGTTACTAAAATGACCAATCTAACACGATATGCTTCTGCGGATCTTCCACAATTGATTGATAGAATTACACGTAATAGTATTGGGATGGATGAGTATCTTGATCGCTTATTTAATTTGCACGAAACAACTACTAATTATCCCCCATACAATCTTATTCACGTAAGCAATATAGAATCTAGATTGGAAATTGCACTTGCTGGATTCAAAAAGAAAGAAGTGAACGTTTATACTCAAGATGGAAAACTTTTTGTTGATGGGCATAAAGAAAGAAAAGAAGAAGATAAAAATTATCTACATAAAGGTTTAGCTCATAGATCCTTTACAAGAAATTGGACATTATCTGATGATACTGAAGTTAGATCAGTTGATTTTGAAGATGGTCTTTTAACTATTGTTCTTGGAAAAATTATCCCAGAGCATCATAAAAGAAAAGATTGGTTCTAAATAATTTTGGGCAATCCCAAATATCGTCGCCAAGGGAGGTTAATGGCAAAAACCATTGACGCCTCCCTTTTTTATTGCTATAATAATTATTATTGTGAGGAGGAATTTTGATTTGACTGTAAAGTTAGTATTATTGAAATCTGGTGAGGATATAATCGCTGATGTAAATGAAATGTACACAGAAGAGCAAAAACTTATTGGATACTTATTTAAAAAACCTTGCTCCGTAAAACTCCGTAGTTTTTCTCCAGAGTCTGATGGTAAAAATGGATTCCAAATTGGACTTAGTTCTTGGATTCCTTTAACTCAAGATGATATAGTTCCAGTTCCTTTAGAGTGGGTTGTAACTATGGTAAATCCGATTGAAAGATTGCTTCAAATGTATGAAAATGATGTTTTAGATAAGAAAGAAAATGATAAAAATTCTGATTCTAACTAATAATTTAGTTCTAATTTCAAAAATAGAAGAAGTTGGAGTTGATATTGGAGAACCCGATTGTAAACTTACAGAACCATTTGTTATTAATACAGATTCTATAACAAATGGAAAAACCTTTAGTCCGTGGATATTTGATTATACAAATCAAAATACTATGATGATTTCTTCAGATAAAATATTGACTATTGTAGAACCAAATGAAACTCTTCTTCAAAAATATGAGGACTTGACTAAAAAATGAGATTTTATACAAACATTCAGATGGTTGGTAATGAATTTCTTGTACGTGGTTATGAGGATGGTCAAAGTGTTTTATTTAGAGAAAAGTATAAACCAACATTATTCGTTAAAAGTAAAAAACCTTCAAAATATAAAACACTTGATGGTGAAAATGTAGAACCAATTCAACCTGGTACTGTAAGGGATTGTAGAGAATTTTATGAAAAGTATCAAGGTGTTGAAAATTTTGAAATATATGGTAATGAGAGATACATCTATCAATATATTTCTGATAAGTATCCAGAAGATGAAATAAAATTTGATATTAAAAAAATCAATCTTGTAACACTTGATATTGAGGTTGCTTCTGAGAATGGATTTCCAGATACAGAATCTTGCTCTGAAGAAATATTATCTATTAGTATTCAAAATTACTCTACTAAAAATATTTTAACTTGGGGAAGAAAACCATACACTAGTAAAAAGAAAAATGTAAAATACATTCATTGTTCAACTGAATACGAACTTTTATCTTCTTTTTTGAGTTCTTGGGTAAATTATCCTCCAGAAATTGTTACTGGGTGGAATATCCAATTGTATGATATTCCGTATATTTGTGGTAGGTTGGAAAAAGTTCTTGGTGAAAAAGAAATGAAAACTTTTTCTCCTTGGGGTCTTGTTACTAAAAGTGAATTGATAATTTCTGGAAGAAAAAATGTAGTTTATGATATTGGCGGACTTACTCAATTAGATTATCTTGAACTTTATAGGAAATTTACATATAAGGCTCAAGAATCTTATCGTCTTGATTATATTGCTGAAGTGGAATTGGGACAAAAGAAACTAGATCACTCTGAGTTTGAAACATTTAAAGAATTTTACACAAAAAATTGGGAAAAATTTATTGATTATAATATCATTGACGTTGAACTTGTTGACCGATTAGAAGACAAGATGAAACTGATTGAACTTGCTTTAACTATGGCTTATGATGCAAAGGTGAATTATGCCGATGTATTCTATCAGGTTCGTATGTGGGATACAATTATCTACAATTATCTAAAGAAAAGAAATATTGTAATCCCTCAAAAGGATAGAAGTGAAAAAAATGAAAAATATGCAGGTGCTTATGTTAAGGAACCTATTCCAGGAAAATATGATTGGATTTTATCTTTGGATTTGACATCCCTATATCCTTCCCTCATTATGCAATATTCAATATCACCAGAAACACTTGTGACTAAAGATGATTTAAATGTTAGAATTAGGGAATTGGAAAGTATG